ATTTCACTGTATAATAAGGTTTCACGTAGAAATCATTTGCTTTATGGTGCTGCAACATATACACCAATTGTTCAATCAGATATGACTGATGAAGAATTTGAAGATATTGTTAATGCAGGTCTTGGAGCTTGGTTAAGAGTTCGTAAAGATGAATCAATTAGTGTTTTAGAGACACCAACTGCTGCTTTGTCTGATATGGATCGTGCTATTGACAGTACTGTAAATGAAATGGCTAAAATGGGCATTCGTATGTTATCTCCAGAACAGGCTGCTTCAGGTGTTGCTCTAGAGATTCGTAATGCGTCTCAAACAGCACAACTAGGGACTCTTAATGCTAAAGTTTCTGGAACTATGCGTGAAGTTATTTCTTTTATGCTTAACTGGAAATATAATACTGATTATAATGCACAAGATATTGAATTTGAGATGTCTAGTGACTTTGCTCCTATGGTAGGTGGTGAAGGTGCAATGCGACTTGTATCGGAGTGGTATCAACTCGGAATTATTAGTCGTTCTACTTTTGTTAATATTGCAAAGTATAATGACTTTTTACCCGCTGACTATAGTGATGAAGACGCTATTGCAGAAATACAAACAGATCCATTGGCTGCAAATGCTAATACAAACGCACAAATGGATATAGAAGAATAACATTTTACTACTCAAAGGAGTACTAAATGGATATCAATACAAAGATCTATGATAGAGTTGTAGATCATTTAACTGACGTAAGGCTATACGAAGAAGGTGTTCAGCTACAAAATAAACGTATACTACAAAGACATAGAAAACGTTTAAGAGATATTTTAAAAGAAAATATTCGTGCAAATGTTCAACCTGAAGTAAGGCGTTTTGGTAAAGAAATGTTAAGCCATCAAAAATCTAGTATGTTAGAATTTTCTACATCTCAATTAGATTTTCATTCGGATAATCTTAACAAAGAACTTAAAAACTTTTACAAAGTTACTAAGCCTCGTAGCAAAGAATTACTAGCTGAAATTACTGGCCCTAATATTAAAGGTGTAAAAAGCATTACTGAAAATGTAAGAAACATTTCTTCAGGAGAATTAACTAGAATTCAAATTAAAGTTAAAAGAGGATTAGCTAATGGTTCTTCACCAAACGAAATTATCCAAGATGTTTTAAAAACTACAAAACTTACAGAAAATCAAGCTCGTGCCTTAACTAGAACTTCTATTACAAGCACTCAATCTACTGCTTTAACTAAAGTAGCAGAAGCTAATTCTCATGTAATTAGAGGGTTTGTTTTTACTGCTGTACTTGATAATCGTACAAGTCCTATTTGTTCTTTTCACAATGGTAAAATTTATGATGTAGGTGACAAACGTTACATGCCGCCTTTGCATTGGAATTGTCGTAGTTCTCTTGTTCCTATTGTTAAGTCAAAAGATGAACTATTAAAAGAAAAAACTTCTAGAATTAATAAAACAAATCTTAATAATAAAAAAGCAGAAACTTTAACAGGAGTTGCTCCTTCTGTTGAGTCTTTTGGTGCTTGGTTAAAACGTCAACCTTTTGATATCCAGACTAAGGTACTTGGTACTATGGATAAAGCAAACCTTTTTAGAGAAGGTAAGCTCAAATACGATCAATTTATAACTGCTGCAGGAAAAGGTTTATCAATACAAGCTTTAAGAAATCGTGCAGCAAATGCTACAGCAATTTATGCTCCTAAACAAAAGTTAAGAGAACTAGATGTTAGAATAGAAGCTAATCGGCCAAGTTCATTGATTAGATCTCCCAGACACAAAGATGATCTTCGGCAATTATTTATATTAGATGCAGATGACTTTTCTAAAACAATATCTTTAACTGACTTTAAAGGGACTAGTTTAGCAGGTAAGACTGCTTCTAGACGCAGGGTTGGAAATGAATTTGATGAGCGTAACTTTAGTGCTGATCCATTAACAGGCGAAATTAAAAACAACAATCTTTATGATCCTGATTTTAATTTATATCAAGAACGTTTAGATTTTATGCGTAATAGCAAGCTACTGTTAAAAGATGAAAAAGACTTTATTGAGTCTGTTGTAGCAGGACTAGATGATAAAATCTCTGTAAACCAACAAACAGTAGTTGTTGAAAATTTAAGAGTTGTTTTAGAACGTTATGCTAAAAACAAACAACCTTGGGATAATCTTTCTGCTGTTTTAAGGGCAGAAAATAGATTTGCAGTTCAAAACGTTTCTAGACTACTAGACACTCGTTCTCGTAAAAGAAATGAAATGTTTATTAGTTATTTGTCAAGAGAAGATCCTCAAGTTCAAATTATGGGAAAGTATTATAACTTTGCTAAGCTTCAGGCAGATCAATTAAAAGACCAAAGATTTATTGATAGTTGGAGATCTACAACAGGAGTTAAACTTGCAAAAAAAGCTTATTTTAAAGGTCGTACACCAATGCGGCTTTATTTTTCTAGATATGTAAATAAAGTCCCTAATAGAGAAAATCTTATTAAAAAGTTTAGAAAGCAAAACCCAAAATTAGATAAGATTTTAAAAGCATATAAAAATCTAGACAAAGTACAAGACTCTTTTATAACTAGACTTATTGCAGGAAAAAGAGAAGCTTACCGTAGAATTCTTGATCTAGAATTTTTGTACGCAAAACAAAAACCAAGTTCAATATTTATAGAACAAAGAGCTTTAGAAGCAATAACAAAAGCTATGAAGCTTGTTGCTTCAGGTCAATCTACTGACTATGATTCTCTTGCTATTAATATTGGAAAAATGTTTTCTAAAGATTTTGAAGAAGTTTTTCCTTTTATAAATCACACATTAAAAGATTATCATAAACAAGGTAGTAATCTATTAGATTTTATGAAAGATCAAAATTTAATTCGAATACAGTTTAGAGGTAAAACTCGAAGAGGTGTATTAGATTTAGAAACAGGAAGAGCCTCTGGGGGTTGGGGAGATACTATTTCTAGAGAAGTTCAAGTAATTGATAAAGAATTATTAAAATTACAGGAATCAGAAAGACGAGTTACTATTTCTAGACGCTTAGGGATTACTTCTGAAAGAGATCGATTGTATGTAAAAGCAGGAAAAAAGACCTATGTTGATGCTAGAGGTAATGACACAGGATTGCCTTTAATTTCTAGAGATAAGTTTCCTGATTACGATGAAAAACAAATTGATCGTGAAATGGCTCAAATGCTAAATCATGTTATGAGCGTAGAGTATGGGGTAGATAATGAGTTTTTTGAATTTATGGATGATATCGTTAGATTTAGAGACCCTAGAGGTAACGCAAAATACTATGACAGCATCAATGAATTTAGACATGAAATACTTAATCGTGGAGAGCAAGGTTACGGTCTTATGGCAACAGCTAAGTACCACGCTCAACGAGGTAGGAATTTTCGTACTACTGCCTTTATAGACTCTCGTGGTCGTGTTTATCATAGAGGATATTTAACACCTACAGGTGGTGAAGTAGTTAGGCCATTTTTAAATTCTGGAAAATCAATTAGAATGACCGAAGAAGCTTTAGATGAATTACAAATTCAAATAGGTGCTTTAATTGGACCTGGAACTGAGGCTTTAACTCAAAATGGGCGCAGGGCAATATTTAATAGAAATAAAGATAAAATCTTAGAATTAGGTTCTATTATGCAGTCTAAAACACAAAGAGATAGACGACTACGTCAATTTCTTGAACACCCTCTTATTAGAGGACTTGAAGGTCCAGAAGTTCCTAAAATGGCTCGTATGGCATTAGAGTATGCTAGAATACAAAAACATTTAGACTCAGGTCAACCTCTTAGAAATTATATGACAAAATTAATGATTGAAAATGATGCTAGTTCTTCTGGTGCTCAAATTATTGGTTTGTCTACAGGTGATCGTGCTGTTTCTCAAGCTTCAAATGTTTTAGCTACAACTCAAAAAAACCGTCTTTATGACTTAGTTGCAATGGACACGGTTAATGATCCAGAATTTCTTAAAATACCTGCATTACGTGATGCTAATCTTACTTGGGAAGACCTTGCTAAAGCAGCTAAATCTCAAAACATGGTCTCGTTTTATGGTGCTGGTGCAGCAACTAAAACAGCCAATGTAGCAAATAAATTTTCTAAAGTATTAGACGATCTTGGTTATGTTACAATTACTAAAGAAAATCTTAGTTCAAATTTAAGAATTATAGATGGTAAGA